TTAAAATACCAAATCCTACTGCTGAGAATGTCATTGGTTTTATAAATACTTTACCGAAGGAGTTTGAATTGGCAAAATACATAGACTATGACTTACAGTTCGAGAAATCATTTGTAGAACCTTTTAAACTTATTCTGGAGAAGATTGGGTGGTCAACAGAACCGACATCTTCTTTAGAGGAATTTTTTGGGTAACTGATTCTCTCCTTCTTAATTAAGGAGAGAAAAATGAACCCACACATTTATAGAGCAGACATAACGAGAGTTGTAGATGGCGATACATGTGATGTGACACTTCATTTAGGATTTGATATATTATATAAAGGTAGAGTAAGGCTGACTGGAATTGATACACCAGAATCTAGAACCAGAGACCTTGAAGAAAAGAAATTTGGACTTGCATCCAAAGAATACTTTAAGGAATGGGTTGCAAAATATGATTCAGTATTGGTAGAGTCAACTGAGAAAGGTAAGTTTGGTAGAATACTTGGTAGGATTTATAACCCAGATATGTCTGAATGTTATAACGACAAGAGTATAGAAGACCATCATGCAGTACCTTATAATGGTGAAAACAAAGACCTAGTAGAGTCACAACATATGGCCAACAGAGAATGGTTGACAGAACAAGGACTCGTGGTATAATAGTATTATATTTGAGGATTTTATATTATGGATTTATTGAAAGACCTTGCAAAGGCAAGTGGTAATGACCTTGCATCAGTAGTAGACGATGGTATCGTTGCTGGTGATGTGGATGGTTATTTAGACACTGGTTCATATATATTGAATGCACTTTTAAGTGGTTCAATATATGGTGGACTAGCATCAAACAAGATTACAGCATTAGCGGGAGAGTCTTCCACTGGAAAGACTTTCTTTGCGTTAGGAATTTGTCAAAAGTTCCTAGAAGACAACCCAGATAGTGCAGTCATTTACTTTGAAAGTGAATCTGCACTAACTAAAGATATTATAGTCGAAAGGGGTATTGACCCTAAAAGGATTATGATTGTCCCAGTAGTTACGATTGAACAGTTTAGAACTGAAGCAGTTCGTATACTAGACCAATACGATAAGACACGAAAAGAAGACCAGAAACTATTATTTGTTCTGGACTCATTAGGTATGTTATCAACTGAAAAAGAGGTAACAGATGTAGAGTCTGGAAAGATGGTTCGTGATATGACAAAGGCACAAGTAACCAAAGGTGCATTCAGAGTATTAACTTTGAAACTAGGAAAGGTAGGTGTCCCTATGATTGTTACGAACCATACCTACGATAAGATTGGTTCCTTATACCCAGAGAAAGAAATGGGTGGTGGAAGTGGTCTTAAGTATGCAGCTTCTAGTGTAGTATTCTTATCGAAGAGAAAAGAAAAAGAAGGTACAGAAGTTATAGGTAATATCATTCATTGTAGGAACTGGAAATCTAGACTTACAGTAGAAAATAAAATGGTCGATGTTCGATTGACTTATGATAAAGGATTATCTAGATATTATGGACTTCTTGAACTTGCAATTAAGTATGGTATCTTTAAACAAGTATCAACAAGGATTGAACTTCCAGATGGGAAAACTCAGTTTGGAAAAACTATTAACAACAATCCAGAAACTTATTTCACACCAGAAATCTTAGAACAATTAGATGAGTGTGCCAAGAAAGAGTTTAGATATGGTGCAGAAGTAGAAGAAATTGAAAGTGAAGTAGATGCAGAATAGGTTAGAATTATTAATACTTAAGAATCTCTTTACGAGTGATGAATACATTCGTAAGGTGATTCCATATGTTAGGGATGAATTCTTTTCTGAGAGAGAAGAGAGATTAATCTTTGTTAATATTAAAGAATACTTTGAGAAGTATAATAAGAATCCAACTCATGAAGCATTAACAATTCAAATGAATGAGGCAAGTGGTCTCAATCAAGATGAACTATCCAGTGCATTACACATTGTATCTCAATGTAAATCATCAATAGAAGAAACACCACACGAATTTCTATTAGATGAAACAGAGAAATGGTGTAAAGACAGAGCAGTTTATAATGCAGTAATGGATTCTATTACCATCTTAGATAAGAATTCAAAAAGAGATAAGGGTGAGATTCCAGAGTTACTTAAGGATGCACTTTCAGTATCTTTTGACCAACATATTGGTCATGATTGGATGGAAAATGCAGATGCAAGGTATGAATTTTATCATACAGAAGAAGAAAAGATTCCATTTGATTTAGATTTACTTAATAAGATTACAAAGGGTGGAATGCCCAACAAGACTTTGAATATTATAATGGCTGGAACTGGGGTAGGTAAATCCTTGTTCATGTGTCATTGTGCAGCCAACAATCTCATGATGGGTAAGAATGTACTTTACATATCTATGGAAATGAGTGAGGAAAAGATTGCAGAAAGAATTGATGCAAACTTAATGAATATTCCATTACAAGAACTTTCAGATTTACCTAAACCAATGTATGATAAGAAGATTAAATCTATTAGGGATAAGACAGTTGGAAGGTTAGTGGTTAAGGAATACCCAACAGCAGCTGCACATACTGGACATTTTAGACATCTATTACAAGAGTTAAATCTTAAGAAAGACTTTGTTCCAGATGTAATCTATATTGATTATCTAAACATATGTGCATCATCAAGAATCAAGCCTGGAAGTAATGCAAACACATATACTTATGTTAAGAGTATTGCAGAAGAGGTTAGAGGTCTTGCAGTAGAATACGATATTCCAGTTATGAGTGCAACTCAAACAAATAGAACTGGATTTGTTTCTACAGATGTAGGATTAGAAGATACATCAGAATCCTTTGGATTACCAGCAACTGCTGATTTGATGATTGCATTGATATCAACAGAAGAACTGGAAGACCTTGACCAGATAATGGTTAAACAATTAAAGAACAGATATAATGACCCATCATACTACAGAAGGTTTGTAGTTGGTGTAGATAGAAGTCGTATGAAGTTGTATGATTGTGAACAATCTGCACAAGATGAGTTACATGATTCTGGGCCAGCTTTCGACAACTCTGATACTGGAAGAAGGATATCAGAAGAGAAAACAGATGGTTGGAACATATAATAAGGTATTACCTTTTAAAGACGATGAACGAGTAATTGACCAATTTGGTTGGTCACCAACATCAGTCATTAAACCTACTAAAGCATCCAAAAAGAAATGGAAGGATGCATATCTAGAAAATACAGAACAGAGAAGAAGTGATGATGCTGAATACCTAAGTGGATTAAAATTCAGTGAGTTCCATGCTGGACTATGTGAAGACATTGTACATTATTGGAGTATGGTTGGTGGTAAAATTGTAGACCCATTTGCTGGAAGATTAACAAGGGCATTCGTTTCTGCATCATTAGGAAGGTCATACGAAGGTTATGATGTATCACCTACAACAGTAAAGAATGTTAATGAACATTTAGATAAACATTATTTGCGAACTGGCATATCTGGTGCAATTGTTAAAGAGGGTGATGGTTGTATGATGCAACTCACTTATGATGAAAGTGCAGATTTAGTTATGACTTGTCCACCATATCATAGATTAGAAGCATATGAATCTGCAACAGGTCAGTTATCTGATATAAAGGGGTATCACCATTTCTTAGAAAGAATTAATGAATGTGGAACGAACATAGAAAGAGTTTTAAAGCCTGGTGGGTTTTGTGTCTGGATATGTGGAGACTGGAGAGAAGATGGCAAGATGAGGTCTTTTCATTCAGATGTAATAAACATGTTTACATTTAATGCTGGTCTTAAACTCCACGACACAGTAATCATAGAAAACCAATCACCATTTGCAGCTTTGCAATTAGGTAAGGTTGCATCAAAAAGATATACAAGTAAAGTACATGAATATATGTTAGTGTTTAGAAAAGAGGGTGAGATAGTTCCTACTTCAAATAAGATTAAGTTACACGAAGAAAGTAGTTTAGAGGATTTCTTCTAATGCAAATTTGGAATAATAGAGTAGACCATCATGTAGATATTACAGACCATCCATTGGTTCATGTAATTGAAGCACCAGATAATATCATGGATATAAATGGAGAACTATGTAAAACAATTGATGAATTGGATAACAAGGGTGTTGGTAGTTATGATTCTATTAATGCAAAGGTATCAACTTTTACTGGATGGAAAACTTTTGAACCAGAACCATTTCAAACATTAATGGATTGGGCTGGTGCAGTTGCATCAGAGATTAGTCTGGATAGGTTTGGTGTTAACTTTGTTGGAACATATACTCATTGTTGGGGTATGAGATATAGTAAAGGAGATTTTTCTCCAGCACATGGTCATTTTCCAGCAGTTTGGAGTTGGGTGTATTATCCACTTATTCATGGTGAAAAGATTGCACCATTACAATTTCCCTACAGTTTAAAATCTATTATGGATGATGAAGGGGATAGAATTTCTGAAACTAGAATTATTGATGATGTTGCATTAAGTGTACCAGCACAAACTGGAAGATTAGTTTTATTTCAATCTCATATATATCATCAAGTACCTACAATTACAGATGATAATTTAAGGTATGTTATTGCTGGTAATATGGCACATGACTTTACCAGAGACGAAGCACCTTTTTAATTATGGAAATTATAGATAAATTTTTACCACAAAAAGATTTTAAATATCTTCAAGACTTTATTATGGGCCCAGATATAACTTGGCACATTCAACAGGGTCTTGCATATAGAGATAAGGTAGGTAAAGATGTTTTATTAACCCATATGTTTTATCAAAACGAAGAACCACATTCACCATTTGTTAATGAAATGGTTCCTTTATTAGAAAAACTTGATAGGAAAGTATTAATAAGATTAAAAGCAAATGCATATCCTATAACAGACGAAATAGTAGTTCATCCAAGACATACAGACTTAGATTATGAATGTAAAACTGCATTGTTTTATATAAACACTAATGATGGTTGGACAGAGTTTGATGATGGAACTAAGGTGGATAGTGTTGAAAATAGACTCGTAGTATTTGATTCTCAAGTACCACATTCTTCTACATCTTGTACTGATGCAAAAGTTAGGTACAATATCAATATCAATTATTTTTAAGGGGCGGTAGCTCAGTAGGGAGAGCGACTGGTTTGCATC